CTTTATCAAATACTATTTCTTTTTTAATTCTCATCTATTTTTGCTATTAAATCCTCTATCTTTACCAATAAATATTCTTTTCCTTCGTATTTAACCGACTGATCTGCCCACTTTTTAAAAACGATAACATCTCCTTCGATTACAGGGGCTTTTGAGCCTATTTTTAACACTTTTCCACGCATGGGTCTTTCAGTTTCATTCTGTGGAACATAAATTCCACCACTAACAGTGTCCTCTTTTATTGGGTCGACTAATATGTAGTTTTCTAAAGGTATAATCATTTTGTTGCTAAAAATACTCCCTTACCTAAATCCTTATAATTAAAACCATTATCTGTTAATATTTGTTCTACTTTGTTTCCTCCGTGATTTTCTCCTATTATTTTATCTATCATTTCAAAAGACTTAGTGTTTTCAAATATCTCACCTTCCGAACTTTCTGCATCAATTTTTAATATATCAATATGTTTAATATTATTTTCTTTTATAAAATCATCTAACGATAATGTTTTAATCGTTATCATGTTTGTATCTTGTGAAATCTGTATAGTACTTCCACCATAACCAGAGGCGTGAAGTTTACGGTCTCCACTTTTACCTGAAATACCAATATTAAATAATTTAAATCTATCTAATTCAAATTTTTTAGCTCTTTCCTTCATTACATTAAAAGGTCTTGGGTCTGGTTCTATTGCATATATTTCACTTGCGAAGTTATAACAATAATAACCAAATTCTCCCTCATACGCACCAATATCAACTATTACCTTCCTATCTATTATTGAGGAGTAAATTTCTTCTACAAAGGTCTCATCTAAAAATCTACCATTGTTTTCAAAACAATCTTTGTATACTTCTAATATTTTGCTCATTTTCTGGCTACTATAATATTTGCATCTGCTGGTAATGTTTCAACATAAAATCCACGCATTTTTAGAGTATCTAATAGTTGGTTAGAATTCCTACCATTCCAAGCGTGTACTTCTATAACCATCATGTCTATTTTATTAGCAACTTCTTTAAAACCTTTACTAGATATAACTTCAACTTCACTACCTTCAATGTCTAATTTCATAAAGTCTACATGTTCTATCTTGTATTCTTTTAATAAAGTATCTATTGCTATGCATTCAACTTCTTCTGGTGGAGATGAGTTGTCATTAACAGATTGATGAAGGGAAAACATTGTGTTGTTTGTATTGTGGAAGAATGGTAATTTACCATCTTTTATATATAAGGCTTTATTGATTGGTGTAACTTGATCTAGTTTGTTATATTCCACCATATGGCTTAAACATTCAAAATGCTGTTTAGATGGTTCTAGTGAAAATACTCTGCCGAATTGTGAGAAGTAGTTAGCGGTTATTCCTATATTTGCACCTATATCTAAAATAGTTAGGTCTTTTTTGCCCATTAAAAAAGGATCGTAAACCCGATCCTTGTAAACTTCTGCCATTATATGGCCTATATAGTTATCTTCTATCTTACCGTTATAAAATATACCGTTCATACTAGAATGAGCAGGCAAGTTCTAGTAACCTACCTGCTCACCATTATACACTAATTTTATTTAGTGTAAATCCCTTAAACCTGTTGGCTCATGTTAGCCTGTACAGCTTCTTCATTTCCATAGGTTGATTTCACCCATACAGAAATACTTCTTGTACCTGCTAAATCGATAGGAGATTCAATTGCGTGCATGCCTGTATTGACATACGCAGCAATAGTTCCACCACCGAAAGCAACTGCTCCTGTAGCGTTAGTTTGAGTTAACAACTTAACATCAGTCGCAGATCCAATCTTACAAGGAAGTCCGAACAAACAGGTTGTTCCTGATGTTCCCACTCCAATACTGGTTGTACCGTTTCCAACTGCTGTACCTGGTGTAAATGTACCACTTCTTACTGAAGAGAATACTTTAGTTCCAGCTGTAGTACCTCCGTTTGAGGCACTAGCAATAGCAAAGTTTTCAGTAATTGCACTTCCAAATTGGTCATATCCGTTAATAACGAATGTACCATTCATGGCTGCATGTGTTCCTAAATGAACTACTTCCAAATTTCTTGGATAGTCCAAAAGAATATTGGTAAACACAATAGCCCTTGCAGTAGATGTACCTGTAACTGCAGTTGTTCCCAAATAAGTTGCACTGACGCTTGGATTGATTATATTGTAAACAACATAAATATCCTGTTCGTCAGGTGTAACGGCATTTGAACTTAAATCAAATCTTAATCCTGGTTCTACTCTTTTTAATGACATATATTATTCACCCCCTCTTAACGCATATCAATTTAATCAAGTCACTGGGTCAATGCGAGCAACCCAATCTGACATAGTAATTTTCTATTTAACTTCGTAAGGCTTTCTTAAAACCTTACCTTTAGAATCAACAACTGTTAATCCGTCTTTAGACATTATCTCTTCTCTAGTCTTTTGTCCTCTTAAATAGTCAAAATATTTCTTTCCAAAGTATTTAGCTAACGAGCTACTATCCTTCATTTGACCAGACTCAAAATACTTAGCCAAGGCTTCTGATCTTTCTTGGATATTAGAATCAAACTCCCTTCTTTTTTTTCTAGATAAAGAATCTGTTTCTCTAATAACCTCATCTATAACCCTTCTATTTTTATCAGGGTCAAAATTCGGATCAGGATTTACTTTAACAAATTTCCAGTCTGATTTTGCTACATCCATGTGAGGTTGGAAGAATCGAACTTCCGTTGCTATCTGCCCCAAGCAACACCTTTACCTCTTTGTGTCGGTTTATCAGAGCCTTAGTTATATTTATGTGTTCGTATAACCTATCTCCTTGTTGATGTAAAACCGACAAAACACCATTAGTCTGTCTTCCTTGTCTCGTGTCCGTTTGCTGCTGGAGCCAAACATAACATGTTTGCGAACCAATGCATAACTGCCTGATAGGTAAGAGTATTTTGCAAACGCAAAAGTCCTCCACCATTTGGGTCTTCGAGCCAATTTAAGTCGTCTACTTGACATAGAGTCCAAGTGTCCATATTCAAAATGAATACTGCACCATCTGGAACATCATAATCCAAGAAAACGCCTACACTTCCATCGCCTGCTGCGAATTCTAAACCTTTAAATCCTCCAAGGAGGTCAGCCTTGTCGACTGATCTTCTCATGGCGGTTAATATGTCACCATATTTTTTGAATAAAGATTTATTTACCAAGATAACATAAGTATCGCCTCCTTGTGCATATTCTCTAGCTGAAAGATAAGAATCTTCCATTCTGCTAAGGGTTAATGCTTCTGAAGCGGAACCAAAGGCTGGAGTCCAACCTTGTACTGTTCTTGCTAATCCAGCGTATGTTGATGTACCTGTTGAAGATGAAAGAGCTGCTTTAAGCCCTAGGAACTCGGAAGTCCCTGCACCTTCTAATGATCCATCTGCTAGGTATATTGAGTCGTTTGCTACGATTGCTGTATTGCCTGTGAAGACAATAGAGGTTCCCGTATAAGAACTGACTGTTCCTTGTGCTACACCACCTGTACCAACACTAAGAATTTGACCGTTTGCAACATATTTAACAGGAGAAATGTCTCCGTTAATTGTTCCGTACCAGTCTTGGATTCTTCCGTCGTCTGCACTAGCATCAACTGATTCAACTGCGACTGTTGCCGCACCTGCTGAACCTCCTGTTGCTCTTGCTTTGGAAATAACACCTATACTATCACCATACATCATACGATTGACGTGTCTACCGAGGTCTGAAGAAAGGGTTCTTGCTTGAGCTGTGAGCATGTTTTCAACTGCTCCTTTGACTGTTTTAGTCGCATCGATTACCAATTTAGATATATCGAACGCACCAGTAACAATCTCTACTCCAACTGTACCTCTACTTGAGCTTCTACCACTTGAAGAAATAACGTTATTACCGTCATCCGCTAGATTCGAGATTCCGCCGTGTCTTGATGTCCAAATAGGAGCTATGAACTCATCGTTCATAAAAGTGACTCCAGCATTTCTCTTCATTTGATCCAAAAGAATTTTATCCTTTGGGAAATTATCTCTAACATAAGGTAAAACTACCTCTTTAAGTGCTGCTGTAACGCCTGATAATTGTAAAGCCATATAATAATATTCACCCCCTTCCGCACTACTAAATTGTATTTAGTATCAAATTAACGATTTAGAACTTCTGCTAGGGCTTCGGTGATATTATCCCGTGTTATAGGTTTTGCTTGTGGAACTTTTGCTCCTGCTCCCCCATCTTCCGTTATAAACCCCTTAGGCTTTATACTGCTAAGTTTCTTTTCTCGTATTTCGTCAAGTTCTCTTTCAAATTTAGCTTTATATGCTAGGTCTGGTCTTTTAATTCCAGTTTCTTGCATGTATTCTAAAAGTTCATTAGAACTTAACTTAGGATTTCCGCTTTCAGATTGTTCTCTCACAAGTCTTTCAGTTTCACTTAACAACTCTTTAGCTGCTAATACTGACATAACTTTTGAGCTAACTTCTCTGTCTACATCATCTCTACTTATAAAACCAAGTTCTTTTAGTTTAGCTACAGCCTGTTGTACTTCATCTTCACCAGTATTTTCATTTTTGATTACTGCTGGTGCAGGTGCTTCTTGCTGTTTTTGCCATTCCTTTTTCTCTTGGCTTAACTTTGTGTATTCGGGAAACAATCTGTTAATATCAGTGTTCCACTTTGTTTCTAATTCGGATGCAACTTTACCTAGTCCAACCATTTTTTGAAGTTCTTCCTGTGAGTATTCTTCTTCCCCTACTTTAATAGTTTCGGGTACTTCGTTTTGCTCCTCAGTTTGACCTTCGGGTTGTTCTACTTCTGCATCTTTTATTAAATCATCTGCCATAATTTATTCACCCCCTCCAGTCTCGTTAGAGCTGTGATTCGGTCAAAATATGACCGATACACTTGTAGACACAAAAAAAGCCGCCTTTAAAAGCGACCTTCTAATCGTCTACATGGCAACCTTATTAGTTGCTATAATTATATTATATCAGACCATGTCAAATGTCAATTATGTTTTAGATTCACCAACCTTACCTTTATCTGATACTGCAACTTTAGCAGCCTCCATTTGATCTTGTTGAATAACTGCTTCTGGTGATAACTGAATTCCTGCCTGTTCTGCTAGTTGAATTTTACCTTCTGCTGGTAAGTCTTTAAATGTTATTGATCTATTAGGTGGTTTACTTTCTTCCTGTTTACCACCTGTTTCTTTCATTACTTCCAAGTTAGCAACCTTAGCTTCTTGTATTCTTTCTTCTTCACTTGGTAACATACCTGCTTTTTGTAAGTCTTTAAATACTTCCATGATAGCTACTTTTAATGCACTTATTTGATCTTCTGCCATATTGCCCTGTTGTCCATATTCTTCTATTGCATCCATAATCTCAGCAGTAGCCCCGAACTGGAAAGTCTCTAAGAATTGCTGTGTTACTACTTTAAGAGCCTCTGGAGGAATTGCACCTATTTGACTTAGCTGTATCATTCTATCCATTAAGTCAACCAATACTTGTCTTTGCCCATCTCTTGTATAAGCTGGAGCGGAGGTTATCTCTATCTCAACTTTGTAATCCTTTTTAAGAGGTACTGCATCAGATGGTGCTTCTACTCCCATTTCTGCCCTTTTATCCTTAGCTCCACCACCTATTACATCAAAATATTGTGGTTCACCCTTTTCAAGATAATAAACAGTTTGTGGTTCTACAAAATAATCATCTGCTATATCTAGAAACTTCTCAGCTATTCTAGTTAAGGTGTCTTTAAGTCTTCTATCCGCTATTACTAGGTTAGCATACTCACTTTCTTTAAGAGATTCTATTGCACCTTGTCCTTTAACACCTTTAGGTAGTTTACCTAGTGTTGTTGTGGTTACTCCTTGTTCTTCAATTAGTCCTTGCATATAACCAATTAAATCAAAAAAGAATGATGGAATTGATGCCATCTGTCCCTGAACTGGTGGAGTTCCTTCGTATTCAATAACCTGCCCACCTGCTTGATTAGTAATGTTAAATTGTTGACCTTTTTGTTTAAGCCATGTTCCCACAACCATTGTATGAGCATATCTTTCAGCCCTTGAAAGTAACATATCTAAAGACTTATTAGCGGGAATAAACCTTTCAATTAATGGAACTTGATACATTGGTCCTGGTTCAAATCTAAAGTCTACGATGGGGTAGCTTGGCATATCTAGGTACTCATCCCTTAAGGTAATGTTACCAGCCACAAAAGTGTGACGCATAACCATATCCCCATCTTTTTTATCTTTGATAACATCTTCATTACCCATCAATCTAATACGTTCTCTTGTTTCTTCGTTTAGATACTCTTTAATAAATGCTTCTTTTTGAATTATCGTAGCTGTTGCATCTGCTACTGTCATTTTTGCGAACCTAGTAGACATGTAAGCGTTTTTGATTTCACTTGATGCTTGTTTATTATCTGGATTAATCTTCTTTAATTGTTCTTCATCAAAGTTCTCATTAGCTTTAATTTCACTTATAAACTTAGGAATTGCCTTGATTATATATGGAGAATCTTCTATATCGGTTACTGTACCATCTAGGTATATATCAAAGGCATCTAGTACTGAGGTTTTAATACTTTCTGATACTGCGTCTGGCCATACTTGCATATAAGATACGCCATGTTTAGCAGCGAGAATAACCATTTGAGCAATCTTAATAACTATATCTTGGTTTCTCATTTCTTCCTCTACCCAATGACCTGATTTCTTAGCAACATTTTTAGCCATCTCCAATGCCATTTTATATTCTTGTGGGTCTGTAAATTGAATCTTATTAACTCTTTCAGGGTATATTACAGGAACAAAGTCTCTTGATACAAGAAGATTAGCAACACCTCTTATTTGTCTTGAGGCTTTAGGTATAGCTCTAATTGGCGCCCATATATTTTGTCTTTCACTTAAATCTACAATCTTGTTTTGAGTTCTTGATAGGTATCTGAAGTGGTAACCATCATCAAAGAAGTTGTTATCATACCAGCGTCTCTCAAACCCCATTCTTTGAGACGAAGCGGCTGTTAATATCTCTTCTATGGTTTGACCCATAGCAACAGATGTAATAGCATTAGTTCTATAGTGTTTCTTTAATTCAGCCATTTTGTTCCTTATCTAGTTGTTTCATAAACTCTTCATCCGATAAAGATTCTGTTGGTGTTTGATTCTCGGTTACTGTTTCGTTAGCAACTATTTTTGTTTTATCAGCTAAGTTTAGACTAGCAATTTCATGCACGTTCTTGCCTAATATGGCGTTTAAATACTTTGCTCGTTCTATTCTATTCTGATACTTCTCCCAACCGATTAAGGTTAATAATGCTACGATTGTAATAACTTCTATCATATTGTATGCCTCACCTTCAAATAATCCTCTATTGGATTAGGAATTCTATATTCACCTGACTTATAAAAAATAATATCAGGATTCTCAAAGAATTTATGATCCCTACTTATTATCTTAATATGAATTGAGATTCTGTCAAACTTATAACCAAAACCATAGTCTGTAGTTATGTCTCCAATCTCTGTTTTAAGGCTAGATAGACGTTCTCTTACCAAATCTTTTTGAAAAACACCTATTTCTATTTCTTTAATACCACCAATGGATTGACCTCTCACTATTCTTTCAACAAGGTCTCCTAGTAATATAAATGGAATCTGTGTTCTATTCAATAAATCTTGTACATGATGTACAGCTTTATCTACTAATTCTTCTGGGTAGTTATCATCTCCTATAATTTGTTTCCTCCATTTACATGGGTTCTTTTCATTACAGTCGTGTCCACCACAAAATACACATTGTCCGTCTTTATAGGCGTTTAATTCAGTATTCGTCAATGTCTGATTCACTTTCGCTTGTTTCAATGTAGTCTTCTTTTTGTCTTTCATATGCTTCTTGCAATGCCGTTTTGGGCTTTGTCACCTCCTCTCTATATAATGGGTTCAATGACCATATAGCTAAGCAATGTGCTATAACTATATCGTCATGAAATCCAACTGGTGCTTCATAACGTATTCTACCACTACTACTAACATCATATGTAAAATTATTAAACTCCTGTACTGATTCAGGTATGTTTAATAATGTACACTTACCTTGTTCAGTCCATATTACCATCTTTTCAATCAGTTCCTTTTTAGATTGATTAGTAAGTTTAAATGCTTGTATTGGAACTCCAGCCCTTGTTAAATCATCAGCTATTGGATCACCAAGTCCCGTAGCATCTATAACTACTAAGGCTCTATGATACAAATCAGATACAGCTTTAATACGTTTCTTTTGCATTGGCCATTCAACATTTCTAAATCTGTCTTGATATACCTGTGCGTTAGTTTTACGGTCATATACTGTTATTACAGTAAAGTCTTGAGTTTTAGCTAGGTCTACACCCATAACGTAAGTGTGTTCATCTATTGGTTTATGGGGTACAGCAGTAGCTACTGATAATATGTTCCTGAAAACTACTCCACTATCATCTATAAAATCAGCATATATTTCCTGTTTGACAACATTCTCTGGCATATCTGCCATATCTTTTTTAAGTGCATCTAAGTTTAAATAAGGATTATCAAATGAAGTAAAATGAAAGTACTCATATTCGCTTTGTTCAGGGTCTTTACCTTGCTCTGCTAGTTGATAAAATACACCTTTACCTTTAGGAGTACCACCTATTACTGATGATGGTGCATAATCCCATAACATAGGTCTAACTGCATTGTTCCATAAGTACTCGTCTTTTAAGACTATACCTGCTTCGTTGATGAATAATTTGTCGTATCCAAACCCTTCAATATTCTCAGGTCTATCTGATGATCTAAAATCAATATAACTTCCATTAATCTCTAGGATTTTAAGTTGTTTACGCCAACTCCATAAGTCTTGTGGTAGATTTTTAAGGTGCGGTAGAAAATAACGTTCTACATATCTTTCTATATTTGAGTTTACTGTGTCTATCCATAGTCCTTGTTTAAAACTTTTATTTAAAGCACATTTAATAAAATCATTAGCAGCACCTTTGGTTAGTCCGAATCTACGACCTTTTACAACTATCTTGTATCTTGCTGTGCTATCAAATACAGTCTGTTGTGCTGGAAAGTTTTTAATCTGTAAGTTAATATCTGACACATTTATTCTGCAAATTTCTTTTTATCTTCTTCTATAATTCGAATATTTAATTCTGAACCATTAGGTCCAGTTATTTCTGTCCTTTCAACCATTTTTCTTTTAAGTTTTAATGCCGTTTCTAGATATTTATGTCTCGCCATAAAGTCTGGAACATCAATAAAATCATTACTGTCTGCTCTTGCATTCTTAGAAGTATTAACTGCGCTTACAGTCCTTGTTGAATCAAGTCCTTCCATTATTCTTTGTTGAAGTAAATTATCTGTTATACCAGCCTCCTCTAAAAAGTCTGCAAAGTCTAGTTTTGTAAGGTTTTCCCACCCTATTTGTTTGGCACTATCTCTATTTTTGCAATTATATACTTTTGAGGCTGCTTCTGTCGCATTTCCCAACTCAAGATATAGTTTTAACCATTTCCTTTGTTTTAGTGTTAATTTATTATTTGTCATTTTTAATAGGTTGTAATAGTCATATTATACCATGTCAAGTCCTACTCAGATTCACATAGTAAGGAACACTTGTCTTTATCATCTCCTCAACTAAGTTAGGTATTTCTTCTTTAGTTGTAGGCCATACTGATTGTATGTTTTTAAATATTCTCATTACTTCTTCGTCCTCTTCAGCCCAGTGAGAGAATCCATCGTGTGCGTAATCAATATTTCTTCCTGATCCTATCATTTTAACTGGTATGTTTTCGTGATTAATGTAGTTTCTGATAGTTTCAAATGGTCTGTAAAGTAAGAATGGTGTTATTGAGTAAACAAATGGTATCTTTCCTTCTAATGCCATACCAACAGCAACTCCCATCATTGTTTGTTCTGCTGCACCTACATTAATAAATCTATCTTTTATATTCTTTTTTATTTTATCAAACATACCAAAGCCTAAGTCTCCAGTAACTAACCAGATATTCTCATTTTTAATCATGTGTTTGTATAATGACTCTGCAAATTGTTTTCTAATGGGACACCTCCTTTACTTCGTATTCCTCTTTAGTTAAAACTTTATAATGTGCCAAATTTCCTTTTAATGCTGGATGTTGTTGTACTGATGTTCTACAAAATATCACAGTTGGGAATCTCCTGCGTTGTTTTAATAATTTAGGTAGTTTACCTCTACCCATACCAGTTTCTACCAATACATCACCCATAAATCCCGTTAACTGTGCATGTAGGTCTTCTCCTTTAATTCTTTTGTATGCACCCCAACCGTTTACATTTACTAAAACTATTAAGTTTGATACTTTATATTCCCACCCAACTCTTAAAGCTTCCCATATAGAACCTTCGGAACACTCACCATCACTTATCAAACAAAATACATTCTTATTCTTATTAGCCATTGCCATACCGAGAGCAATAGGTAAACCCTGCCCTAGACTGCCCGTACTACACTCTATTCCATGTTCTATGTCTCTATTAGGATGTACTCCGTGAAGGTCAAAAAGTATTTCAGCATCATGCCCTAAATACTTTTCTAAAACTACATACAAAGCCAGGGCAGCATGACCAGCGGATAATACAAAGGTGTCTTTTTCTTGTTTAATTGCGTAAACTTCATCTATTATATTGACAGCACTAAGGCAACTACCCAAATGAGATAAACCTTTTTTATAACTAATATCAATAATGCGTTTCTTTAAATCCATGTTAATATGGTAGATAATATTGCATTGTTTCTTCTAAACCTTTTTTTAATGTAAATTTTGGTTTCCAACCTAATGATCTGATAAGTTTGGTATCAGCAACCCAACTTTTCATGTCGTTGTGTCGTTTCTTACACTTTTTGAAACTTATCATATTGCCCATACTTTCAACAATTTCAGCTACTTCCCAATTAGTATGTTGTTTACCTGTACCTATGTTTACTATCTTACCTTTTAATTTTTTGATATTTTTAACAACTATCATCATTGCTTCTATAAAATCTGTAACAAATATCCAATCATGTGATCCGTCTGATATTTCCATATTTGTCCCACTTATAGCAGATGTCATTAATTTTGGAATAAATCTAAATTTTTCTTCAAACCCACCATATAAAGAGAATGGTCTTACTGTTACAATAGGTTTGTTGTTTATTTTACTCCAAGCCTGACACAATAAAGTTCCAGCTGCCTTACTTGATGCATAAAGAAAATCTGGTTCCAAAAGATCAGTTTCTTTCATTGGTTTATTTTTAACCCCGTACTCACTTGAAGTACCTATATTTATAAATGCTTTATATTTGATATGGTTTGATGCCTTTAGTAATTTAAGAAGTTTAGTAACATTAGTATTATAAATCTCATCTATTCCGTTTCTTTGACCCAAGTGTTGACCGTATGCTGCCAAATGAAATATACAATCATAATGACCTTCTATCCTATTATCGCTTTCAAGATGTTTGCGATCCCATATGTCTACTGAATGTCCCAACCGTAATAGATGTTGTCGCAAGTTGGTACCCAAGAATCCGCTGACTCCTGTAATTAAACATTTACTCATAGTGTAATATTGCGTGGCAATTTGCACACAAGATTTCTAACCCTTCTAATGGATAATTTTTCAATCGCATATAATCACCTCCATATCTTTTACCATTTGGTTTTCCTTTTCCTATTTTATGATGAATCTGTAAAGCTGCAACTCTATCAAATCCACAGTTCTTACATTTACCTCCCAATTTAATTAAAATATCTTTTTTTCTTTTTCTAATATACTTTTTATTCCAAGCGTTAACCTTATCTTTATTTTTTTGACAATATTTCTTTTTTCTTTCTTTAATTATTTCAGGATTTGCTTCCCTATATTTCTTAATTCGTGCCAAAACTTGTTCCCTGTGTGCCCAATAATATTCTTTGTTCTTGAGAAGTTGTGCCTTTGGTGTATGCATATAAAACCATATTACTAGAAAAATAGGGTTTCGTCAAATTTACAGGTGGTATTTCTTTAATATAAACTTTTTCACCACAATTCCCGCAAAGAACTTCAAATTGAGAACCAGATATTATTGTATAGTTTTCTCCACCTCTTTTAATCTTAAAATTTCTATCATCGTCTATTTCTCCAATCACGAAAGGTTTAGGTCTAACAATCTCTATGTTAAATCCATTACCTTTCCATTTGCTTACAGTTTTTTTAGACTGTAATTGACAATTAGGACAAATTACCAGTTTTTTTCGCATATATTTCTCTAGCCTTTTTTAAACCCTTGAATGTTCCTACATCTACCCAGAAAGCAGACTTCTGTCCATACCTGAGAGATGGTATATCTTGTTCAAAAGGATTAACCAATCTAATTCCTGCATATATGTTGTTATCCATATATCTAAGGTTCTTTCCTTTACTTAGACTTATCATTGAATACAGATCTACATTTGTTAAAGTATCCCCATTTACAACAACACACTGTTCATCACCTATCCAACCTGACAATGAATCAATTGTACCCTGTTCTCCAAGTAATTCTTTTTCATATGTGTATATAAAATTATTTCCAAACTTTTTCATTATTTGTAGTGGTTTATAATGTGTATTAACTGCTATTTCAAATATACCGTAGAAATGTAGATAGTTCATAATTCTTTCAAGTACACTCTTACCACATATATCTATTAAGCACTTAGGTTTAAAGTATGTAAGTGGTCTAAGTCTAGTACCATACCCAGCACAAAGTATTATTGCTTTCACTTCTTAAGTGTCTTTCTAATTAGTAAAAATAACGAAAGAAATCCCATTATAGTCCACGGTAATATATTTATATAATAAAATGTATTCATAATATCCTCGTTTCTAAGCCATTAAAATCTATCCCAAAATCTGTCCAAGTACAATCATATTTAGATAATGCTTCTTTTAGTTGATCTTGTTTATCTGGTGGACAAACAAACAGAATGTGTCCTCCACCTCCTGCTCCGAGTATCTTTCCACCTATTGCACCGTTTTTCAATGCAGTTTGATATATTGCGTCTATCTTTTCATTTGTAGTACCAGCATTAGATTTCTTCTTTAATTGCCAAGCATAGTCTAATAGTTTACCCACAGAATACACATCTTTATTAGCAATAGCATTTACACCATCATATGTTAGTTGTTTTATACCGTCTAATGCGTTTAGTTGTGGTTTAGATAGTTCTTTAAATGCTTCTTGTATTTTACCTGATCTACGGTTCTTTCCAGTATAAAATAAGGTTAGATATGGAAGTAGGGGATCAACAAAAGATGGCGATAGTTGTGTAACTTTAACTTTATCAGTAAATTCCATTACATTGATACCACCGTGAATGGCTGCGTATTGATCTTGTTTACCACCAAATAATCCAAGTTCGTTTACTTCTATGTTCCAGGCCATTTCTGCTATTTGATCTTTATTCATTATTATTCCTTTTGCTTTATTTACAGCACCTATCAAAGCAACAGCTAATGATGCAGACGAACCCAAGCCAGATTCAATAGGGCCATCAAAAGTGTGTTTTATTCCACAATTTCCAACCTTAAAAGGATTGAGAAATTTATTAATAAAATCTAAACTATCACCTTCTAGCCAATCATGTTTAAAAGACTCTGTATCAAGTATTATATGTTGTCTTATATTTATAGCTATACTAAAAACAACACCACCATATTTTGAAGCGTAAGGATTAATATCAGTACCACCTCCGAATAAACTTATTCTGCATGGTGCTTGTGATATTATTTTCATTTGACTTTTTTCATATATGTATATGAGCCATATTTATGTTTAACCAAAATATTTGCGTATATCCTGCCAATTTGTAAAACGCAAACTTCTATCGTCTATGTATATAGTCGTACCTTTTTGTTTTATATTGGTTATAGTTATGTGTGGAAAATTATACCTATCAAGCCAAGATTGAATTTTGTCCCATTCTTCTGGAGTTCTATTTGTACATATATAAAGATCATGACCTAAGGATAGTAAATAATTTATTGCTTCTAATGAATTTTTAACTGGTTTATTGTTGAACCAATTAGAACTACTAGGTAACTCTGGGTGAGAGAGTATCACACCATCAAAATCTAAAGCATACTTCATATAAATTCCTTTTCTACTATTCTAGTTATATCATGCATTAATTTAAGTTGATATTCTTGTACTTTGGCAGTAGTTTTTCCTTTTCTTGGTAAGTCTATTGTTTCTATTCCATGATGTTTTGCTGCTTCTAATCCGTATATTACATTTACTGATTTACCACTCGTAGATATACCAATAACAATATCTTCTGGTTTTGCTAATGCCCATACTTGTTTAGTAAATATCTCATCAGAAGAATAGTCGTTGCTAATTGAAGTTAATATCGAAGTGTCTGTTGTTAGTGCTATTGCAGGAAGTGGATCTCTTTCGTGTTCAAACTTATTTATAAATTCCGCAGCCCAATGTTGAGACATAGAAGCTGATCCGCCATTTCCAAAAATTAATAGTTTACCACCTCTATTGAAGCATTTAATTATCTGTTGGGCAATATGTTTGGCAGACATTTACTGGTATTATACACTATTTTAAACAATTTTTTTCCACCCATTTTTGATTTGTACATAAATTTCTACATCATCAAAATCGTCTGCTAAGAATCTATTTTTTACTTTATAGACTATAATTTTATCTCTTAGTGAAATGGAGATTATATCATCGTAGCTTATATTATCTTTAATTATTTTAAATTTCATGATCCTAGGTGCAAATTATCATAAGGATACTCTAATTCAAACCAATCCATTACTTCTTGCCATTCCATTTTTTCTTCTAACCATTTTTTCATTAACATATTAGCTTGTTCTTTTGTAATAATTCCAGCATCAACATCATCATTTAGTTGGACGTGTGGTATTTTATGTTCTTGTTCTTTCATATTGTCTGTGTATTTTGCATTGGTTATTTAAACTTCATATTCTTCCTTTTCAATCCACCTTAAAAATGTTATTGTCCAATCAATATATTTTTTATTTAATTCGTTTAGATATTCTTTTCTTATCTTTTTACGAAGTTCTTTTAATGTATATTTCTTTTCTTTCATTTCTTTCCTTCCTGTATGGTTAAAAGTTCTTTGTTTTCGTATATATTGCCTATGACTTCAAAAATACCCATATTAGATACCACACTTTTTGACCACTTAAAAGATGCCCAATGACTATCCCATTCAAATACCCCAATCTCAGTCTTTGTCTTCGTAATATAACCTTTACCTACTTTTTTATTGTAACCGTATTTATTTTTTACAATATCCCCCTCATATATCTCTTTTCCATTTTTATCTTTTAGACCTGTAAATTGCATTAAATTTTCTGGTTTACATTCTTCATCTATACAACCGTTAATTTTTAGAGGGATATTATCCCAATTAAATTTTATACATTTAACTTCTCGCATTTGCTTATTTTTAATATCCCAAGCTCTAAATTTAATTATTCTATTCATTTTATTTATACCCCCTTTACTTCCTCTCTAGTCAATGATTTATCCCCTTCTATGGTGTTTAGTTTTTCTATAATTTCTGATTATTAAAGATTTTCATATATTTATGCTGGCTTAGCAGGATTAACACCACACCATTTGTGATTTTCAGAACCACAGACAGGGCAACTTTCATCCTCTCTTTTGTAGTTTTTATTGTAACCCAAATCCGTATCATCAGTTGTTGTCACAGTTCTTTCTCCCTCTAAATCAAACAAGTCTGAAATTAGACTAATAGATTGGTTATATCCAAACATCGTCCCTTTATCAAACTCTGGGGTAATTGAGTCAAGCGGATGCGATAGACTTTTCTTCCACCTAATAGCTTCAATTAAATGTTCGGCACTTCTAGTTAAGATGTAAACCATCCTGTCTATGTGTTTTTCTTTGTGTTGGATTACTCCGAGAGTGGGGGTAGATGGAAAGACAGCGTGGACAAGTTCTGCCTCTATAATTCTTCGTATCTTTTTGCCTGTTTTGGTGTTTTCTGTAGCTTGTTTACAAGGGCTACTTATTAACCCCAAACGACTTGCTGTTGGCATTTTTTCATATCCACATTTATTGCAGTATTCGTGAACTCTCTCGTCCGACCACCATTTGAGTTCTATTCCACATTTTGGACATTTAGTTTTATTTGGTTTCATTTTATTTATATTACTTATTTAAAAAACTAATTGGGAGGGGCGACTTGGATGTTACTCCGCTGTCGCAAGGTTTGTTGCCAACTTAGCCAGACAGTCACTTAGAGCATCCTCATGTCTGGAACCGCCTACGCTCTTGCTTCTAGGTTTAGATGTTGCGCTCCCGCCTCCCCAATTAATCTTTTAAAGTTCCTTATTCCCCTTTTGTTTTACAGTATTATCTATTTCTTTTCTTAACATCCATGCCATATCCCACAATAAATTATTTGTTGATTCAAGCTTTTTCCAGTACATTTTCTGACCATCTCTTACTCCCTCCATATAAATTAAGTTTTCTCTTTTAGTTTTAAATTTCTTCATTCTGTTTTTGTTTTACACCATTCACAACAAGCCTTGCAAAGTACCTCTGTTCCTGCTGGTTCTGATACTTCTATGTTGCAACAGGTATAACTTGTATTTACAAATTTTTCTACAAATCCTTTACCATCCATTTCCATTACAGTTACTCCTGGCATTATTTCTTCTGACTTAAAATATCCTCCGTCTTTAAATTTTTTAGTTATTTTTGTCATATTCTATTTATATCTTTAATTATATTTGATTATTTCATAAATTTTTATAATCAATTTTTTTCAAATCCATTTTCAAATATTTTTTAAAAGGTTTCCAATACTTCTTTATTTCCTCACCAAATACTCCCCCCCAAACTATTGGCTTTTTGCTTAAAGCTTGTATTTCATTTTGGTTATTGTGTATATCTTGTAAGAACAATCTTAATGCTATATGTATTTTCTTTTCTGTATATTTTTTCATATTCTATTTATCTTTCTTGTGAGATAGTTGTATTTTATTTATTAGATTTCTTCTATATGTTGTGTAATACCCATTATGATAGCCCTTTTTATATGCTTCTTTTATCTCTTTCTCCATTTCTTTCCTTGCTTTTTTATATCCAGCATCAAAACCTTCTTTGTGGATTTTGTTTAACTTAGTTAGTTTAGTTAGTTTCATCTTTTTTAATCTAATAGGAACTGCATCTCCCTTTTCATTTAAAGCTGTTATTGTATATTTGACATTTCCCTCCATATATCCTTCTTTCCTTGCTTCCTCTACTGCGGAGTGGATAAAAGATTTAAGGGTTTTTCTAAGTCCGTCGTGTCCATAACAAACTCTGGTGCAACCACAAAGGTCTATTTTTTCAAATCTTTCTTCCCAAGTCTTTTTCAACTGTGTATCTTTCAATTTAGATAAAGATGGTTTCATAGATTTTTATTATATCGGTCAAGATTTTCTTGATATGTCTTTATATCTCCAACGTCTAGCGAGAATAAAAAGGGTAAAGAATTTATAGGGTGATATTTGGTTTTCCACCTTAAAAGCTCAAGCGATATATTTTTCTTCTCTTTATTTTTCATTTTATTTGTTCTTTTAAGCAATCAAGACGACCTTTTAAATAAAAAATCCGTAAGTCTTGGCTGATTGTTTCAATTATTTTAGAGTCTTCTAAGACACCATTCCATTTTTGTATGTCTTTGAGTAATCTCTTAGCTTGTTTTGTAAAGTCTGGTTGTTTCATATCTTACTTATTTTTATAAACATCTTACCTAACTTTGCTAGTATTTCTGGTTTAGTATCTATAAATGTAAAGTCTTCTTGATGGTTCCTGGTAAAAAGTGTTATACCTTCATCTGAGATATAGGCAAATATTGTTAAGGTTTTACCATTAGTTCCTTTAGTTTGTATAAGATATTCTGTTCCTGATTTTGTTATTTTCATAGTTATTTCCAACATTTATAAGATGCTACCCATGGTCTTGTACCTTCTTTGTCGTAAATTCTTTTGGCACATTTGATGTTATCATCAGCATCAAGTGGATCACCAGTACATTTGTAGTGGTTCCAGGTTCCATTTATGATCTGAAAAAGTCCTTTAGCGGAACTAATTGTATGCTTTGCACCCAGATTGTAAGAAGATTCGCAAAAAGCAATATGTAGCATTTCTGTATCTTCACCAAAGGTTGCTTCTATCTTTTCTTCAACTGTTAAAGGCTTAGGTGTTGGGGTAGAGATGACCACTTCACCAAGTTTTATATTAGAAGTACCTATAAATGGCGTAGGTGATGGCACAGGTGTATTTTCTTGAGCGTTTGCCTTAGGGGTATGAGCAATATCATAGCCTACTAAAAATGTAGTTAGCATAATACTTATAAATATGTTTCTAATTAAGTTATTCATACATAAATATTAACACTACTTGGTGTGTTGTCAAGTAGATCTTTTTTTCATTAGATCTTTGTATATTTCTTCTAGTTGCCACTTGTGTATTGAAGGCATTGGTTTGTTACCATCTCTTACTAAATCTTCATGTCCTGCAACATCTAAAACAGATATAACATATTCTGCTAAAACAGATGGACGCATTTCATGGAGATAGTTACACGTTCTACATTGTTGGTAAACATTTCTTAAATCCCACCTAACTGACTTAGCTCCACGAGTTATATAGTGTCCTGGTTGCATTATATCTGATCCTTGATGTTCTGGTTTAATTTCTCTCCAAAGAGGGCAAGTAACACAATGTCCATCTCTTTCAAAGACGATTTCTTTTACTAGTTTATCCAATTTCTTCATTAGACCATCTTTAGATATTTTAGGCATATTTATTATTCCATTCTTTTTTAAGTCTTAACATTACATCTTCTGCTATTTTAACAGGTTTGTCGTTATTAGGTTTGGAGTCTTTATAAATAAGCCAGTTGTTAAGTTCCATTACTGGTAAATTAAATGGTTCGTTTGGTTTTCCTTTGATTGTTTCCCAATAATCCATATGTAAAATTTTTTGTCTATGTTCCGATCCCTCCTTACCAAAGTCATCTTCCCAAGCGTGTTTTCTTAACTTTGCAAGAGTAGTTTCCATATAGTAATTTTTACTTTGTATATAGTATCTAATTCTAGGAGACGGTCTTGATTTTAATTGATCCCTCATAACATCGTAGATTCTAGTAGACATTGTTATTATTCCTCCTGAGTTTTCGTGGAGTTTATTTAGAACTAACTTTCCTGTCCTTAGAGAAATTACAAACCTACCGTTAAATTGATAGACTGGAATATTACCATCTAAATAAAACTTAGACTGTGGTATTAATTTTGATCCAATATATATTGCAAGGACAGATTGTTTCATTTTTTCCCGTATTTTTTAAATATCTGATCTAACATCCATTTAAACATAGCAGATTGAGATACTTCTATTGCAAAGATACTTCTTCTAAGCATTTCAAAAGTAGCCGCATCTTGCGGTTCTAAATATAGTCCTATTCTAACTTTGTTATTTTTCATAGTTTCCTTATAAGACAGGCCGAATCGCTTAGCGAGTTAAACCCAGCACTCGGCTTGTCTATACTTCTGTTTGGCCCCAGTTCAGTCGGGCAGGCAGTACAATAGTGTAGCACTGTCTTATAAAAAAACTATTTTAAAGTACTTTCTTCGTAATCTTTTTGACTAGCGTAACCTTCATTTTCTGTTATTCGCATTGGTTGAGTAGACCAACATTTCCAACACATACTGTAAGTTTTAGTTCCATCCCAGTTTTGTGGATCAAATCTAGCACCACAACGACACGTTAGCTTCTTCATGTATATTGTCTAAGATTAAAAAATCTACCATCGCTTATCATGTGACATTTTCTACATAACCATTTCCAATCATTTACATTTTCTTTATATTCACCGCTTATATTTGTTAATTCTAACTTCTTAGATAGTCTGCAATTATCACAAACTTCTGGTTTTGGTAACAACTTTTTAGTTGATCTATGTATCTTGAAATAATTAAATTCGTTTTTATATCCTGTTTCTCCTGTTTTATGAGAACATCCACAACTTTTCTTTAAACCATATCTAACGTTACCACCATGAGCAACTATTCTTTTACCACAATCACAAACACAATTCCAATAAACAACATTGTTTAAAGATTCTGCAAAATCAATAATTAACAATTTGTTAAATTTTTGCCCTGCCATGTCTATTCTATTTTTTGTTTTCATGCTAGGCTCCCCATTCCTCCATTGCTTTATCTATATTTCCTACTTGGCTAATATTATAATCAGAATCTATTAGTTTTGGTTGTGGTTTAAATTTACAAAATGATCCGTCAGGGTTTTTATTAGGACAAGACCAAAATGCTGGATAATGTTTACCTGTCGTTTTACTTACTCCTGCTGGTCTTAGAGACATTGGTACATTGTGTATTCCACACATGGTTGCATTTGGATCTGTCGGAGTTTTTATACTTTGTTTGTTAGTGTCTTCATTCCATGAAGGTTTAAAACCTGCATTTAAATAATCATCTATTGTTTCTTTTAACAGATCTATCTTTATATTGTCTGGTACTGATTTTTTAATATGTACCCCTTTATAATAAAGATCTACACTGGTCCAAGATGTTTGTTCGTCTTTCATATATATAGTTTTAATACCTCTCTTTTTAATAATTGTTCTTTGATATAAGTTTCTTCTGGTAGGTCAATTTGCATCTTTTGAATGTTTTTAATTCTTTTGACAGTTTTTTCCATGTCTTTAATGTAATCCTCGATTGTTTTGTTATTCATAGATATATATTAATACTTACACTAAATAGTGTCAAGTAGTAGTTTGTTATAGGATAATTGCGTAAATAGAATAAATTAGTTTACGCATTTTACGCAGAAAATTGAAGCTAGTTTTGCCCTTACTATTGTGAATAACAATTAGAAATCATGGATTACTAGAAGTTTAGTAAGGGCGTTCTAATTATATCACAAGGCCCCTCGATGACCACCCATTCTATATTTTTTTGGATCGTTTAATTTAATACCCATTCTTTCTCGGATCTCGTCTATCTCTGCGTCTGTCATTGGAGGTTCCTGGTGTTTTATTACTTTAAATTTTTTAAATATTCTATTACTCTTTCGTATTTTTTTAATTAGATATGAGTCTTTGGGGTGTGTCATAATCGTTTTGCTATTTCATATACTACATTAGTGGTAACTGCATTTCCAAGTGTTTTGTAGCGTTGGGTATCTGATATTTTCCCTTCCGTTCCGTATTCTGTCCAACCATCAGGAAATCCTTGTAATCTCTCACATTCAGTTGGTGTCAATCTTCTAATACTTGTGGAATGTGTCTCCCCCCCACTGATGTCGGTATTGTTGGACTGATTCCTTTCTTGCTGTAAACTCTGTTCCCCTGTCTTTGATTTTTCAGTAACGATATAAGGGTCTGACTGTCCTTGTTTGTAGTATCGCTGCGTAATTGTGGGGGAAATTTGCCCCTGTCGTTTAATAGAAACGCTGTTATTTTCTCTGATAGGAAATACTTTGGGTCTGGGTTCTCCTCTAAGATGTCCGATAATGAAGATTCTTTCCCTGTTCTGGGGGACTCCGAAGTTTTTGCTGTTAAGAACCTGCCATTGATACTCATACCCCAAGTCGGTGAGAACCCCAAGTATTGTCTGGAAAGTTTTGCCTTCGTCATGACTAAGTAAACCTTTGACGTTTTCAAGTATAAAATATCTGGGTCTTTTGTCGGCAAGAATCCTAGCGATTTCAAAAAATAAAGTCCCTCTGGTGTCGTCAAATCCTTTGCGTTTTCCAGCGATTGAAAATGCTTGGCAAGGAAATCCTCCAACAAGTAAGTCAAAGTCTGGGATTTCACTAGACTTAACTGTTCTGATGTCCCTTGTGTCGCATTCTCCATAATGTTTTTTGTAGATTGAACTGGCGTATTTGTCCCATTCATTACTATATACTGCCCTGAACCACCGCTTGTTGGAATACAAAATGCTTCGTTTTTCTTCCAAAGCGGACCGCTCCCCCCGGAACTGTACTTCAGGCTTGGTCGATTTGGACTTCTTGTTTGTTGATTCAACACCATTACATTTTTCAAGTCCATATCTAAATCCTCCTATTCCTGCAAATAAATCTATATATTTCATAATTTTTCATATAGCTTCTTAAGCCATTCTGCTTTATCTTTATTTGTTTTAAACTTACCCTTCCAGTATTCCTTGTGCTTCTTGGGAGGTAACTCCTTCAGAAACCTTGGTATGTATATTATCATCGGCGGCGGATATAAATTCTATCAAAGACGGGAGTAGATGCATTTTAAAACGTAGTATGAGTGCTGCATTCCATTCACTAGGTTTTCTTTGGTAGAGGTAGTCTAGTCCTTTTAAAAGTTCTTCTTTTGATTTCATATGAGTATTATACTATGTTTTAGTTAAATTTTATCTCCAGATTCCTGAGGTTAGAGGAAAGAGTTCCCCTACCCCTTAAAGGGTTTATAATCGGCAAATTACTATAACTTAATAGTGTCTTTCCCTGTTATCTATCTAGTGTAACAGCCTCCAATTTGTCTAAGGCTTATTGTTAGCTTAACCCTATCTCCGTCATCCTTTCGGTTTTCGGTTCTAGTCAGGTGTTCTATTTATGAAACGCACAACACCAAATTTAAGTTCCCCATGCGTTTCTTGTTGAAAAGTGTGATATAATGAAGTTTCTTAAACATAACGCCATCTTAATCGGTGGCGTTTTTGTTGTCAACTATCAACTATTACTAATAAATTATATAAAACTATATCATTTATTCTTATCTTTAATGAATACCACTTTATCTTTGGGGGTTGATTTACCTAGGTCTTTGTAAATTGGTCTAAAAGTTTTCCTTAAATGGTGTTTGAAGTTTGTTTTAACTATTTCGTAGCCTATACAAGTTAACATTTTGTTTTGTGTACTAACATAGCCCACCTATTAACACGTTGTCCTCTGTCTATGTCGTACCACTTACTGTTAAATTCTTCTATAGTAAAAGTATAGTCGTGAAGGTAAACTTTACCATCTTCGACCTTCTCAAGGAGGCTGTAATGGCCATCCTCGCTATCATCTGGTCCGTCCATCCAGTTAACTACTACATGGTGGAATTTAAGTAGGTCTTTGTATTCTTCAATAGGGAGTCCTTTAATTTTAAAAACTTTAAGTCCTAGTTCTCTAGCACCCATCAAGAGTCCTATGTGTGAAGTACCTTCTTTGTTGGAGGTTCGGCATGAGTCTGCTATTTCTGATTGTGATGCAAACATTCCTTCTTGATGAAGTATGTCCTGAATAACGGCTGGACCGCAGTATCCCTCTTGCTCATTTTTTATTTCTTTCATAGTCTTCTTTAAATATCTGACCTAACAAAAAGGTTTGTGCTGTTTTTATATCTTTAAATACTTCAATTTTTCTTTCGTTAGGCCAAAGAACTAGAGTTATACCAGCGTGACCTGGATTCATTCCTAGACCTATTCTGGAAGCCCAGGGGTCTTCTACTTTATAAGTTCCTGATACTACTGCAACGATGTCTTTTCCACCTTTAGTAAAGTGTTCAAACGAAGATTGATGAGTATGTCCTAACCAACCTATATCTGCTGTTTTTTCACCACTTTCATACTCCATTAGTCTCTTAGGAGCGTTAGTTATATTAATTTTTGATTTGCCCCAGTAGGTATGATTAAGTATCATTTTATAAGTATATCCCGCGGTTTGAATATCCAGGTGTCCACCTTCTGTAAAGATAGGACATTTAAACTCTGATGCAAATGTTTCAAAGAAGTCTTGTCCTCCCTTTTTTCCAAACAAGTCGTGATTACCATGTGCAATAACTGAAACTTTGTCTTTTCTGTCTAACTCTAATAGTTTTTTAAACATAACCTTTGCTTGGTAGTTAGGTGGTAGAGGGTTTTCATACATACCATCTGGGAACTGAACTGCATTGAAGTTATCTACATGATCACCATTAGTTCCTAAAAAAAAGTTAGGTGTATCTTCTACAATTTTAAAGTGTTCATCTAAAAGGTCATAGTCTACATTTATACTTCCATAGTGCATATCACTCATTAAACAAATGGCAAACGGAAGTGTAGGATATTCTAATTGTGGAATCCATGTTCCTTCTTTTTGTCCAACTTTTGCTTCTTTGGCTAGTTGTTTGGATTCTTGTAGGAATTGTGTAGTTTTGTCGTAGTTGTATTCGTGGGGTTTTTTATTGGGGAAAGGAAGTGTAGGAGATATTATTTTTTCGTCTCCCCTACCATTTATTATTAATCTTTCCATTTTTTAATTTCCGCAATTATATACATGATATGATTTGTATCACTTTGTTGTACTTATGTGCTATAATTAACTAAAGACACGAAGGGTACTAATTTGATGATTGGTTCAAACTCTTCGTGTCGCTAGTTTTTAATTCTTCTCTTAATGTTTCTAATTTATCCATATCTCTTTTTTTTATTAAGTCTGCTACCCTATCCCAAGTTTCTTTTTCTAGTGTTCCGACTTTCATACCTTGTTCTTGCAACCCTCTTAAAATTGCAATTGTTTCTAGTTGTTTTCCTATTCCATTACTATTATATACTTCAGTCATATCGATTTGTTACTTTTATTTCTCTACCTTGTGCTACCCATCCACCACTTGCTCCTTCAAAGAAATGATATTCATGTTCTGAAAAAAGCTCGTCGTTTTGCATACATATATTACTTATTGCTTTATTGGCTTCAAATAAACAATTTATTATTTCTTCTCTGTTTACTTTCCCACCTTTTTCTAAAAGAGTGTTTACTTTACATACTGCATCAACCATTCTATCTTTTAAACTTTCTTCTAAACTTTCATTAAATAATTTAGCGATGTCTCTTTCCATTATTGTCAATTCTTTCTATTAGTTTATGTATCCACATATGCAAATCTTTATCTAATAAACTTAAATTTTCAAACTCACTTGACCCACCTTCACTTTTCGGTATTATGTGATGTACGTTTTTAGTTCCATCTCTAGTGTCATAACCATGTAACTCGTATAAAATTCTTTTATTTTCTTTTAAGTGCCTCTTGTCTCGTTCCATTTACTTACCTGTATTTAAAATCTTGTAAGTCCACCTGTTAATACTTTGTCTTTTTCTTCTTTACCAAGTTCGTGCATATACTTGTCTACAAATCTTAAAAAGGTAACTCCTGCTATTATTCCAAGAACTTTAAAATCAAACTTACCAGTTTCAATCATTGAAATTGCTACTGGAAGAATTGAAATTAAAACTATTCTAAGTGCTTCTTTTAATGCTTCTATTAGTTGTTTACTCATATAAATCACCGCCTATCTTTTTTAAAGTAAGTTATTTGTATTCTTTTTGCACCAAGAAACCACTTTGTAAAACTTATAAGTCTGCTTTCCAAAGCACCTCGAAACCCAAACTCTTTTATTTCCCAAATAAATGTTTTCATTGTATTTTTGACAGTCTAAGAACTATGTAAATTATTGCGATTACGTCTAACATATGTAAAATTCCATCCATTTTATCTTCCTTTTTGTAAAAGAATAACCAGTTTTGTAATCTTTTACTTTCTTTCTTTATTATAACCCATGTCTTACTCAAAAACTGTTCTGCTTTCAATTCTAGCGGGTCTGTTTTTGGTTTTATCATAATTCCTACATTAAGGAGTAGGCACTTACTCTTTACCCTAGTAACTCTTTAATTTTATTCAATTTAACCCAAACCCAGCCCTTGCCCCAACAAATATTTTCAATTTCTATTAACATATTTCTTAATCTATCGTTTTCCTCAGATAGTCTTACTATTGTACTTTTGTTTAAATCTAGTTCTTGTCTTAGATTGGTAATATCTCTATCTTTATCATTTAACATGCTTTTAATCGCTTGGACTTCCTGAAGGCCGTATGGCTCTCCTAAATCGATTTTAAGGGGGGTCTGTGGTGGAAGTGGATTAACTACTGGTTTTGCTCTTAACCAACCTAAAATATTAGTATAATTATGTGGTTGGATGTGACAAACCGAACCAACTGGCCAATTCTGGTCAAATGACTTTAGGTCGTTAATATTTGCATCAGTACAAATTGCTATATGTCCGTAAGTTCCCGCACCAACTCCCCAAATAATAATATCTCCTTTAATTGGAACCGCTGTCGGTGAATTATCAAATCTATCGTAGTTATCTTTTAAATAAGTAGTCCAAACATCTTTAGCTCCTGGTACTGCTGGGGATTGTGGAAGATTTAAAACTTCTTTAACATACTGACGGTACAAATCCATACATTGAAAACCGTAGTAGTTATCAAAATCTATCCCCTTACCATTGTATTTAGTTATAAATTCTTCTAGCGTCATTTAATTAGTAGTATAACACCAACAACACCTGATATTATCAAAAATATATTTATTCCCACTGCTGTGGTTACTTTGTTTGAAAGATTGTTTATTTCACCTTTTAATTCTGTAACAGAGTTTTGAATGTGTGGTAGATGATTGTTCATTATTTTTTGAACATCAGCTTTTAGTTTATCAACATCACCACTTAAATCGTTTACTTTATAATCTATAATTGTTGGTTTTGTCATATTAGTCTCCACTTCTAATACCGAGCTTGCTAAGAATAAGGGCTGTTGCTCCTGCCGTGGCTCCACCTTTTAATAATGTTCTTAAAAACTTAATACCTTTTGTCGGTTCTACTGTGGTTGGTGATAATCCCGTTTTAATGTCAGCCTTTTCCAAAGAAGCCCTGATTGTTTTAAGTATTTTTTCTTCGGTCAGACCTTCTCTAATTAAACCAGTTCCCTTTTCAAATCCTGGGGCAGCCTTATCTAACAACTTTCTAGTAGCATCTCTAATAGTTCTATGATAGCCACCTTCGATACTTGATCCTTTCATTCCAGCAGCTGAAAATCCTTTGTCTGCATCATCCCAAAGTTTTTTTATCGTTTCAACAGTAACCTTTTTACCTTTAAATCTTTTCGTTGCAGCACTTACATAAGCATCAATTGCTTTGGTTTTTGTTGGATATGCTCTTTTTGCTCTAGATGCCCATTCATTAACTGCAGTAACAATTTTTTTACCGTCAACTTTTACACCCTTTTTAGAAGCTATATTTAAAACCTTGTTCCTTAAGGTACTACCTTTATCAATTTTTTTAAGTCCCTGTTCCAGTAGGTCTGATGTGTATTTTGGAGGTACAATCTCATCCTTAAATATTCTTTTTATCGGCTCTAATATTTTAGAATAATTAGCATTTTTTATAGCAGATACCCCCTTTGCTCCAGTTTTAACAACACCCTTAATCAAACTTGGCAACTCTGCTGTTGATGCTATCTCTGCCCCAACCTCCAATGATCTTTGTGCATATGGTTTATCAATATCATCACTAAATTTACTTTCTATTTCTTGGTTACTACCACTAATTGTGTTATATACCTCTCCAGCTAATTTTAATAGCCTTTGTTTTTCTGCTGGGTCGGTTACTGTTTTTGCCCTTTCTGTTAGCTTTTGTGCCATTTGCATAGCATTTTGCTGTGAAGCTTTCATACCTTCAGCGTCCTTACTTTTTAATCCAGCACCCAACCCAACATCCTGAGCATATTTATAAGAAGAAGTATTCTTTAAGAAGTCTACTAAATTAAATGGTTTTTTTTGCTCACCCTGATTTGGATCAATAACATCTGTACTCAAATATTCTTTGCCAGTCTGATTCACCCCTGCTGTTTGTATAGCATTTTCTGTCTTGCGAATAAACATCTCTTGTAATTTTCTTAATTTCTCTTTTACTTTTGTATCTGACTCACTTGTCTTTGGTATTAAGTCTAAAAATTCTTTTGCCTCAGCATTTGGAATAGCCGCACCTGAAATATAATTTCTAATAGCGGTTCTGATGTCAGCAATATCCCCTCTAAAAGCAACACCTTTTTCTGATCCTGGAGCATTGACAGAAGCTCCGATTCTACTAAAAATGTTATTTAAAAATCCTGTGGTCTTCGGATCATAACTAGTTGATGCCCCCTGTGCTGCTCCTATGATGTTTTTAAATAAATTTACATCTGTGGCTGTAGCCCCAGTTAATTTAGTCGGCCCTGCTGATGTTGCTGTTGTTTCCCAAGGATATTTTGCCATATTACATATTGTTATACAAAGCCCACAATCTTGATGAATCTACACCCTGTTTCTTAAATTCTGGTTCCCATTGATGAATCCATTGCCAAACTTTAGACTTATCCCCACCCGCACTAGAAATCATAGTATTTATAGCACTAGATGTAGCATCCATATCTTCTTTATCTGTACCCGTTAATGACGATCCCAAATCCTTAATAGTTTGCCCTGTTTGGTTATTTACAAGAAGAACCCTACCCCCTGCTGTGATTGTTGAAGTATCCACCTTCTCCGCCTGTAACTTCTGTAACTCCGCCCCAACATTAAACTGTCTTGTTGATTCTCCTAATTGTGCCATGTTTAATGCATTACCTATTGCTCCACTAGAATCACCATCTTCAAGTTGTGCTACAGCATTTCTTATTTCTCTAATCTTTTCAGTTTCAATTCCTGTTAGTCCTGATATTTGTTCATCTATTCCTCTAATATCTGCCTCTTTTGCTAGTCCAATTCTTTCAGTTTCAGGTGATATTTTCTCAGCTAAGGTTTTGTCTAATAATCCTGAAGTTGTAGGTATTCCCCTTCTTCCAAATTCTTGGGCTGTTGCCATTTCTGTTCTTGAGGTTACGTCTTTTAATAGTTGTTCATATCTTGCTGTAAGTGGTTGTTTTTCTCCTTCAAGTCTAGTTTTTTCAGCACCTATTGTAGATTGTACTTCTGGTATACCAGCTTGTAATGATTGAATTGCTGGTTTATTAGCCTGTTGTTGAAATCCCAATAGTTGTTTAGCATAATCAACAATATTAAATGCACCACCAGAAGAAGAACTAGAAGAACCAGACGAACCAGAAGAACTACTTGTTGGATGATATTTACCAGAACCACCCGTTGCATTAAAATCAGCACGAACAGCGGCTTCATCATTCCAGCCTTGATAGCCAGTGTAACCTTTACTTATTAAATCTTGAATATATCCCATCTATTAAATATTAGAGCCGAAGTTGTTTTTTGTCAAAAAGTGAAGAAATTGTCCAAAGAGATACACCCAAAAGAAGTCCTAATGAAAAAATAATACCAATAGTTATAAAAATAGAAGCTATGTAACCAAATACTAGAAATTGGGTCATATTGTTATTATATCACAGATTGAGATTATTTTTAAATATTTTGTAATGAAATATACCAGTTCCTATTCCTGTATTGGAACTCCACACGTTTCCCTTAATAACTTTAAAATATAGTTTTTGAGAATCAGCGTAACTAAATTCATATCCATAATAACCAGCATCAGCAAAACAAGTTGGTGCAATTTGGTATCCAAAATATCCTCCTAAATCTGTCATTGTTACAGTAAAAAATGGGTAATAACCTAAACCATGAGTAACTGTGCCTATTGCTTGGACTGATCCAATAGCCGTACCAGTAGTTACTGTTATGGAACCAGATGTTGAATATTTTAATGTATTATAATCAGAACTAAAAGTTAAATCATTTGCATTCACCGCAGTTCCTGCACCTATTCCAGCTTTTGATATTTGTATTTTTTGAGACATATTTAAAAAGTCGGTTCACAAATAATATATTTAAAAGTTATAGTTTGACTACCAGCAGCAGCATAATATACACCAAAATTTATATTGGTTCCATCCACATACATATCAGTAAACCAAGAATCTATACTGTATGCTTTTTCTCCAGGTATACAAATATAATTCTCATTATATTTTGCAAAACCAAAAACAAAAGGTACACCAGACTGACCATGTGCAGTATTTGTATATTGAACACTATCATTTGACCCAAAAGATGCCGTTTTAGTTCCAACAGATAAAATCTTAAATGTATTTAATGTTGAATCAAATATCAAATCGTTGGGATTAGTTGCCGTACCCACATTCACACCCTGTTTAGATACTTTAATTACTTGTGTCATACTTGTTGATCGTAAAATATATAATAGAAAAAAGTTACAGTTCCATCAGATGAATTTCTTAAAATTATATTTGTACCATTTGACCATGTTTTAGTTAAATTATAAATTCCTATACCATAAACCCAATTATTTTGATTGCTTGCATTTTTTGAATAAACAGCATAAAAAGGTGGATAACCTAAGTTATGGGCAACAGTACCATTAGTATATGGTGCAACATTGAGAGTTCCCCTTGATTTTTCTTTAATTAAAACATTATCAGTATCAGCATATAAAGCATAATGATCTAAGTTTGTATCAGTACCAGCATTGTATCCTGGTAAACTAACCCTCATTGTTTGAGATGGTGTGTAATAATATTCGTAAAAAGCCATGTCTTGTGGAAAAGTACCCTCATTATAACCCCAACCAGTACCCGCTAAATATGATAACATTTCACCTCTTGTATAACTTTCACTGCCGCTTTCTGCTATATAATTACCCACTTGATAGTATGTACTTGTTCCAACCGTACCCCTAGACAAAACAGCCCAATATTTTGTTTCTGTTGTCAAACTTGGCATACTATTAAATATAAAATCTGCTGTACCGATAGTTCCTTTATAATTTGCAAACCAAGTATTACTCGCGGTACTAATAAGTGTGCCTGGTTGTGTCCCACTTTCTGAATATAACTCCATTTTAACTGAATCTGTTGGGGTTGTATCATCATATCCTAAATAAAAAGTCATTTTAGAAAGAGAACCACTAACACTTGGTGTAAAAGATTGAGCAATTTTTGGATTTGTTGTTACTCCCCAAATTGAGTAAAAAGAAATAGTTCCTTGAGATTGATCTAAAGTATACCCCATATTAAATATTTCCTATTATAATCCTATCAGTAGTTCCGTCGTTTACAACAATTCTATTATTAGCCCCATCTATTCTAACATACCCAGTTGTCCCCGTTCCTACCCCTATGGCTACGTCTATTGTACCTGCTGTTATTTTCTCAGCACCAACATTAGCTACATGGACATCTTGAATTACTGCTGTACCTATTGCTGCACTTCCTATGGCTGCTACTGCTATGGCCGCTGCACCAATAGCTGCGTTTTGAATATGTGCTGAACCTATAGCTGCATTTCCTATATTAGCTGACCCAATAGCTCCATTTTGTATCTCTAAACTTCCTATTGCTCCAGTTCCGACTTTCCCATATATGACAGCGCTCCCCGCTAATTTACCAGCAGTTACAGCCAAATCTTGTAGAATAGTTGAATCAACTGAATTTGTACCAAATTTTGAAGTTATAACCGCCGCATCTGCTAATTTAGCAGTGGTAATTGAAAGGTCTGCTATATTAGCACTTCCAATGGCACCACTTCCTATCTGGGTTTGGGTTATTATACCCCTATCGTATGTTGTACTAAAATCATAATTACTTATTGTTTCCAAAGGTCGAGCTGCTGGCGAGTCTTCAGCAATTAGTTGTGCGTTGAGTCCAATTTCAGAGTAGTTGTTAGCCATTTCTTGGTAAAAATTCTACATCGGTTGAGAATCCGTAGAAATTCCATCGTGAAGCTTTACTGGATTCATATAATTTCCAGAATAGAAGTCTTCCTTGACTACCAGATGGGAATCTAGCTTCCATTACACCATCACTAGTTTGTTTTAAATCTATCCAATTTAATTTACCCTTAGTAAAAGTATTTCCAATAGCAACCTGAATTTTTGCTTGACAACCTGGATTAGTGAAAGCCCATATGTAATTAAATTTCTTTTCAGTCTCAGGTTGATCGTAATGTAACATTCCCATTAAAACAGATTCTATTGCTTGTCCATTGTCACTTGTTGCTGTACCTGATAATTTATAACACTGTCCTCCTGAATCTCCCCATATAAACTGTTCATCACCACTAGCATCTGTATATGAATGCATTGCTGTGGGGTTGTTGGCAAACTTCCAATTACCCCACTCGTTTTGTTGATAGTTGTAACGCAAGACACAATCCGATACAGTTTGATCTGTTAAGTCGTCTGTAATAGTGCCTACAGCTGCCATATAATCATACTTAAATATTTCAGCAGGTGCTGTACTAAAGTTCGCCCCAGTTATTCCACTACCCAAATCGTTATATATTTGTCTTTGAATTGGGTTACTTAATATTTCAGGTCTATTACCACCATATCCAAATACTCCTCTTCTATTAAGATAAATTTTATATCCTTCTACATCTGCTATTGAATAAGGCGAAGTTGGCCCAAAATCTGTTACATTATCTATCAAAGAATATCCATCCCATTTATACATAAGCCCCGAAGTTTTAGTAATAACCACTTTGTCGTTAGCTTTAAATACTGATAGTATTCTTCCTTCACCTGGTATCCTAATAGAAGAAGAATCTGTTGTCCAATCAGTTACAGTACCCGTAGTTGAATAGAATAAATTAGTATCTGTACCCGCAGTAGCAGTTCCACGACCAGAATATATTCTACCTTGATACTCTACAAACTGTGATGATAGTGGCGCCCCAGATGTTGTAGTAAATGATGTTCCAGTTGTAGTGTGTCTTGTAACCGCAGTTCCATCACCAACTATCATAACATCATCATAGGATGTATAGCCTATTTTAGAATTAGGTGTAAATGTACCAGCACCACAAACAGTCCAAGCACCTGTTCCTTGTGTTGAGTAATATAGTACACTTCCTGAATATCTATAAGTATAAAGAGTCGTCCCATCATTTCTTGTCCAAGAAAATAGAGTATTAACTTGGCTATTGTCTGGAGTTCCTAAGTAAGTTGTATATCCAGGTCTTTTTTGGTATGCACCGATTGAATCCCTTTGTACATTTAAAGAACGTAAAAGCGACCCTTTCTGTTGAAGAAAAGGGCTAACTTTGAGCTGAAGTTCACCCAGATTAAAAGCTCTGTCGATCATATTAATAGATATTCCTTCCGTAAGACTCAGTTTGTTTATGACACTTAACACACAATGTTTTCAAATTATTTTCATCCATTCTCGAGTCAGGATATATACACCACGGTTTTATATGATGAACATGCAACTTTCTACCCCTTATGCCACAACTCTGGCAGGTATAGTTATCTCTTTCCTGAATGTATTTTATTAAATTAAGGTATTCCCATGTCAACCTTGGTTTTCTTAACTTAGTAATACCACCTTTCCACATTGGATGTTTTTCTCCAGCAAACTGGCCCTTTTTAAAAGAACCTTTATTTGGACCAATTAAACCCTTTGTTCCTTTTAGCCATGATGGAGGAAATATACTTTTATTTAATTTACCCGTTTTCCAACGATTTTTTATCTCACATGATTTACATCTCTTACAAGAGTTAAGACTTAATTTTTTACCACACGAAATACAGTCGGGTTTAAGTACACACATACATTTTCTTGAACAAAATTTCCTTTTATGTGAAGGTTTGTCAAGAATTGTCTTTCCACATTTTTTACATATATATTTTGCCATATTTCCTCATATTTTCCGCTATACTCCCCCACTTAGTATCTGTCTATGTGTAGGCACGAATTAAGGTGTCCCCTATCGCTATATACTCCCCTATTGTGCCTACGGTAGCATATAATCATCCCCATTAACGGGTTCAACCAGTGAAATCATTGTAGGGCCTGTTTTATCTCTAGGAACAATTTTATTTACAAAATCCCTTTTAACTTGATTAGCTTCAGTTGTTTTATCTCTATACTCGTTTAATTTGCCATCTTTTAAGAAAGCTTGTGCTAGAGCATAGTCAACAAAACCCTTAGTAAAAGTCTTCATTGGTTGTGCCAACTCATCATTATCATTAACTAATGTTGTACCAAATTTATAATAAACTATCTCTGCTGTTCCTACATCTGATGGTTTAATTCCTAACACTGTATCCCCTTGCCAGTAGTGATAAGGATGTACTGAACTAAATTGCTCATCAGCGTAGAAGTCATTAACATTCATTTTTGTAGATTGATACTTATCTGATCCGTTATAAGTAATCCATACTCTTCTTGGTTGTATAAAATCTTCTGTAGTTATAGTTCCTAATCCCGATGTTCCAAAAGCCACCGCTGCTGTACCCATTGAGTAGTCTTCATTTACAGATACAACCTCGTTAATCATTTGTTCTCTATACTCATTAATCCAATCATCAATTAATTGATCGTCTTGTAAAAATGAAGAATCCCACAACTTGTCTTTAATTCTTTGTCTGATCTTACCTAGTGAGTAGAATGAGAATCCCCCCGATGTTTGCCAATCACTTTCGGTTGTGGTTTCATTTAAAACAGAATTTCTATAATAAGTTTTGTAAGCATATGATGCCGACCCCGTTGTATGATCGAATGATGTGTATTGTTGGTCTGGCTGATAGGTTATCGTACCATTTGTGATAGGTGTGGCTGTACCAGCAGTTCCAGTTGTAGAGACTTCAAAAACTACTTGGTCATATTTGATGGAGTATACAGGCGTGTCTGTTGGATGTTCATATAAAGTATTTGTTCCTAATGTTCCAGAAGTTCCCGATACTGCAACTGTTCCTAATAATATTATTTCTGTTTGTTCTTCTCCCTGTTCTCCTAATTGAACTGCCCAAGATGTAGCAAACCCATTTGGATTTTCCCATCTAATTACATTAGTGCCTGCTGCAACAGGAAAGTTCAACCTTGTTTTGGTTGTGTTAATGTGTAGATTGTTTGTATGTTGTATTATCATCTTCCTACCCCCAATAATGTCATTCTACTATTAGTTCCTACTGATGCACTTTCTGTTGTATATTCAACAACAAGCATTGGTTTATTACTAGCACTTTCAGTAGTAGTATCTCTAAATATTAAATAATAATTTGCCCCATCCCAAGTAGGAGAAGTTGAACCTACATCATAGACAGAATCTCTAACACCGAACTTACTGACCCCAGTTTTACTAATTGCAGCTAAACCAGTAGCATTTAGAACCCAATCATTATATCCAGCATCATTCCAATTTGTATAACTAATAGGGGTATCACAAAATGGAGTTGAACCTATTTGTGTAAAATCTGCTGCCTCTAAAGCAGATGTAGATGCTGGTGTAGAAGCATAGATATTTAAAGATGGTTCATTAGTTTGATTTCTTGCTTTGGATGCTTTACCGTAAATTGATAATGTGGCTGCAGTAATTGTTGCTCCATCAGGAATGGAGGAGGTATCAAATAAAAATATTGATCTAAATAACTTTGCCCAATTAGGATTAGTTACATGAGCTGTTTCTGAATAAAAAACAATAGAACCGTTGTCAGTATAATTAAATACAGTACCAGCCCCAGCCTTTAAATTAGCCCATGTCTGTCCAGCATCAAGGTCTGCCGTTTCTCTACCGACATAACCATCAAGTGATGCATAAAATGTATCTGCCATTAGATTCCTTTCCAGTAATTAACTGCTATAAATGCAGTTCCTGCTCCTGCTATTATGTAACAAATTTCAGAGTTTGTTCCCACACTTCTTACTGGGAAAGTTAAATCTCTCATAATACCCCCACCTGGTGTAAAAATACCCCTCGCAAGTACTGATCCTCCAGTGGTTGTAGTACCAAATCCTAGGAAAACATCTGTAGTTCCTGCCCCTACAACTATTTGAAGCCCTGATACCCAATGATAAGTGCCTGCCCCAGACGCTGCAGAAAGTGTACCAACTATCGTTCCCCCTGTAGTTCCTACTGCTTGAGCAATTAAAACCTGACTTCCTGTATAAATATTACTTATTGTTACTGAAGATAGAGTTCCTGTAACTATATTGTTGACTACAGCCACATTAGCAAGACTTCCTGTGGTTACAGTCCCAGTTACAATGTTTACATCAGTCCCAGCAGAAGCACCAGAAACTTGTACTGTTCCACCTATACCTAAAATACTCCCTATTGTTCCACCATTAATATTAGGAAGATTTGTATTTCCTATATAAACTCCAACATTTCCAGCATTGGTCACCAAAGCTTTATATGTTCCGTTAGTTATTATGACATCTCCAATAATATTAGTTCCTGAAGGTAATGATGGTAGTGATGATATTGTTCCCGTGACAATGTTTACATCAGTCCCAGCAGAAGCACCAGAAACAGGAACTGTACCAGATATAACAACAGTTCCACCATGAAGCATTGCTATATTTGAAAGTGAACCAGTTGTGATAGTCCCTGTGTTTAAAGTTAGTGAAGTTGTAAATGTTCCCGATTCAATAGTTCCTATATTACCTATTCTTGTAACTAATCCAACTGAACCTACGTTTGATAGAGTTCCAATACCAGTGGTAGTACCTGAAGTAGTGACTATGTTTGATATAGTTCCTATACCTACAACAGTTCCTACTGTACCCAATGTTTGTTGGGTTCCTGAATCAATATTTACATTTGGAATAGAAGAAATAACAGCAATAGTTCCACCGTCATTTCTGACATGTTGAATCTCGGCTCCCGTATCGGTAGTCGTTTTTATTACTGTCTGTGTTCCCTCTGTTACTGTTACTCCCATATTTTTATAATCTTATTGTTGTACCTACTACTGTATTGATTGGATATGTTAGAGCTAAAAGTAATCCCATAGGAGAACCTTTGTAAGCTATTTTCTCAGTCACATATGCATACTGTTCTCTTCCTATAAAATTTAATTTAGGTTTAATATCACTAACTAAAATTTTTGGTTTATTAGTTTTTATAACTCCTAAACTTGGTTTTATATCCTTAACATTTATCATTTTAATTCCAAATTACAGTTACTGTTGGTGTTCCAGATGCTGTATATGTTAGTCCGTTTCTAAATTCTGCTTCAATAAGCAAAGATGCTGGCACTGCTGTAGCTGGTAAACCAAGTGCTAATACTTGATTTGTTGATGCCGTTCCTGCTGCTGTTGCTGAATCAAAAAAGACTAAACTTCCTACATAAGTTCCTGGAATAATTATACTTTGAAGTACAGCATTTGTACTTTTTAACACAGTAGTTGAAGCGGCTGTCCCGCCAGCTACTGCATTGTATTGGTATCCGCTTGATGGTTGCATAATTAATCACCTCCTAACAAAAATAAGAAGCCCCTGCGGACTTCTTATGTCTCTCGCCTGATCGCCCTATATGTCGATTCATTTAGTGGGTTTATTTAGAAGTTCTGTTTGCAGTTCTTCCAAAAAAGGAACCCACCTTTCTTTAAATATAGTATTAATATCAAAATTTGTCAAAATATGGTCTCTACAGTCTTTTTCGAGGCTATTTTTAGGATCATTTAACTTGTTATAAAGTATTTCCATTTTCTCATACATTGATTTGGGGTTAGCAGGATAGACAAATCCGTTCTGTGACCTCCACCATTTGTACTCTGCTGTATCGCAAATCTCACCCGTTTTACCAGCTTTAACCATTTCTGGCATTGATGTACAATTATTAACAATTACTGGTTTACCGCAACTCATAGCTTCAATTGCAGTTAAACCAAATCCTTCGGTTTGTGAAGGTTGTAAATATACATCACAAGCATTCATTTCCTTAGCTATCTGATAAGAATCTGATAAATAAGTAGATTTATATTGTTCCATGAAAAATATATCTTTTTGTATACCCAAATATCTAGCGTAGTCAGCAATAGGAAAACCAGCAGGGCTTATTTGTTGTGTATGAAATAATATATTAGATTTAGGATGTTTATCATGGAACATTTTAAATGCTTCTAATACTTCTTGAAACCCTTTGCGTGGTGGGTTTTCTTTATTAGCTGCAATCATTGCAAATGTAAAAGCATCTTGTGGAATTTTAAGTTCTTCTCTAGCTTTAAATTTATCTCCTGGTTTAAATATGTCTGTATCCGTTCCTTCTTTAATTAAGGTAGATGCAAATCCTTGATTTTCCAATACATTTTGTCCATATTCAGCGAAAGTAATTATTTTATGAGCAAACTTTATTCTTTCAATAATAACCTCTGGTGCAGGGTCTTGATCTATGGGCATATATGGAATCCAAGGTATCTTTTGTTTTGCTAATGCATCTAGGTACTGAGGGTTAAGAGTAAATACATCTTGCATGGTAAACACCACATCTGCTTTAAAATCTATGGCAGCATGAAGTAAAGCATCAGAACCATATGGATCACCCATGCAAGGATATACTTTAATACCATCAACTGTTACAGGGTTTCCTTGTAAACCAAAGAACCCTACTTCAGCAATAGGCCACCCATCATCTCTAAGTCTAAAAAGTAAATCACGGGTAAATACTCCATAGCCGCTTTGCTATTGAGACCAGTGACTATTTGAACTCCAAAGAATTCTTAGTCTTCTGTTTTTAACAGTTTTTCTGATCATATGGCACCACCCCCTTTCAGTCTGTTGTGTTCGTGTCTATGACACTTACGACAAAGAAACTCCCAATCGTCAAACAATCTCTTATATGTTCCACTTTTAAACATTGTTTTTATTGCATTTCCCATTTTAGATTTTGGTCTTTTCTTTCCACCCCAATATCCATGAACACCAATTGAACCATACAACGAACACTGTTGAGAACAATATTTAGCACGACCCACCCTAGAGGGAATCACTAGAAATACTTTTTTACAATACTTACATTTTAAACTTACTCTATTTTTTTTCATATTTTTCATTTACAGTATACATATCTTTCATTTTTGCAATACTTAACATTTCTCTACCATCTAATGTCGTATTTCTACCTAAATCAAACTCTTCCCAATGTCTCTTACACCAAGTTAAACCCTCTCCCATTACACGACCAACTTCGTCGCAAATACAACAATCCCAACCTGTATCTATTCTTTTATTAGTTTGTCTATCCATTTTGATACCTCTTCTTTAAAATAAAGTTTATAGTTTCCTTTATTAACGTCATTACCACCAGCCCAGTGTAAACAAACAATCTCTTTATCTTCATCTTTGGGCCATTCATCATTCTTTGGTAAAATAAGTTTTCCATCTTTTAATATACATTTAGACCAATATTGTTTAGCTATGAGTCCATGCCACTTAGGAGTTGCATCTAAAAATTTAACTGTATAGTTTCCGTAAAAAACCATTATGTTTAAAAGGTCTTGCTCTTTCATTTGATAATTTACGAAATGATCCGAATAACATAAATCTAGCCAATGTTTAGCAAATACTTTAGACTTCATTACAACAAAACCACAATTTATATATGCCAGAGGATGAACATCCCAAACACTTACGGGGTATGTTTTAAATTCTCTGGGGTTAGAGTTATTAACCACAGCCACATCAAAATCCCCTTCCCATACATGACTTATATCTCCTGTTATTATTTGATCTGCATCTAGTTTAATGACTACATCAAAGTCTTGTAGAAACTTGTGTCCTATTATTGGAGTTGCTCTATAGAAGAAACTATCATCTGGTACTGTTTTAATTTCTTTTTCGTCTATTAAGTAAAGAGGTAGTTCTTCTTCTGAATGAAATTTGCGGAGAGAATTTTTAAGTCTTTCATAATGTTTCATATGATTACCTGTTGCTATTGTAACTGCTATTACTTTTAGTTTATTCATCGTCTACATCTACTATTAAACAATTTGTGGTCATCAACATAACTGCTACTGACACGGCATTTTCTAGTGCCACTCTTTCAACTTTCAATGGGTCTATTATACCACTTTTAATTAAGTCCTTTATCTTGCCATCTGTAACATCTATTCCAAAAGGATACTCAACTTTAGACAACTGCCCCCAAACTTGTGCATAATCTAAACCTGAATTCTCTACTAGTTTTTTAAATGGTGCAGTTAGTGCTTTTTTAAGTACAGTAGCCCCAAAATCGCTCTCATCGCCCCAGAACGGCATCCTAGCAATGGTTGTTAACGCCAATTGTCCACCAGCAACAACACCTTCTTCTATTGCCGCTTTTGTAGCGTTTACAGCATCTATAATTCTTTCTTTCTTTTCTTTAACTTCTATCTCAGTAGGTCCACCAGCATATATAACTGCCACCCCACCCATTAATTTAGCAAGCCTTTCTTTGCGTGCATCCTTTTCGTATTGAGTTTGTGCTATTTTAATTTGAGATTTAAGTTCATCAGTTCTTTTTTTAAGAACATCCTTGTTACCTAGCCCATTGATAATAATTGTCTTGTCCTCACTTACTTTAATTTTTTCAGCTCTACCAAGTTCTTCTATTTCAACACTCTCTAGTAATCTACCACTTTCGTATAAGATTGATGTACCACCTGTTAAAATTGATATATCTTCTAACTCATCAGTTCTTCTAACACCATATGATGGTGCCTGTATAACTACTAAATTAAATGACCCTTTAAGTTTATTTAGTACAAGTGTGGTTAGTCCTTCTTCTACACATTCTCCAGCGATAATAACCAAATCATTAACTCCTGCATTTTTAACTTTTTGTAAAAATCCTACTATATCGTAGTCATGGTTAATTTTTTTATCTGTTATTAAAATATATGGGTTTTCTATTATAGACTCTTTTGTATCAGACTGGTTAACAAAATTAGCCGAAAGATAGCCTCTATCTATCTCTACACCCTCTTTAAAATCTACATATGTTTGTGAACTTTGACTCTCTTCCACGGTAACAACACCATCTTTACCAACTTTCTTAATAGCATCTGCAACTATCTTTCCTATCTCTGCACTTGCTGAAGATATGGTTGCAATTTGTTCAGCTTCCTTATCAGTTTTGATACCTTTTGATAGTGTTTGAAGTTCTTTAATTACTTTGATATAGGCTTTTTCAATCTGCTCTTTAATAACCATTGGATTAATCCCCGAAGCTATTGCTTGCATACTCTCAGTAATGATGGCGTGTGCAAGTGAAGTTGCCGTTGTGGTACCGTCTCCCGCTATTTCATTAGTTTTAACTGCTGCCGATCTAAGTATTTCAGCACCGATATTTTCTAGGGGGTCTTTTAAAATAACCTGTTTGGCGACTGATACACCATCATGTAATATTACAGGGTCTCTATTTGGTTCTTTAATAGCAACATTCCTTCCCCTTGGTCCTAACGTAGTAGTTACAGCATTAGCCAAAATATCTACCCCTCTTAAAAGTTTTTCCCTTGCTTCTTTATCAAATACTATTTCTTTTTTAATTCTCATCTATTTTTGCTATTAAATCCTCTATCTTTACCAATAAATATTCTTTTCCTTCGTATTTAACCGACTGATCTGCCCACTTTTT